GGCTCGTTCATATCCACGTATCCGTTACCCATAAGCACGTATTTCACGGCTTTATGGAGCGCAGTTACGGGGTTTTCGTCCTTAGCCATGAGGCCTTGGTGCAGTGCGTTGACTTCGTCGGTCAGTTTTTCGTTGAACTGATTAGATGACTTGTCAAAAATCGGAAACTCCGACTCCAACTCCGCAGCCGCACGTTGCAAAGCCGACGCTTGTTGGCTCTGGTTGACGCTATGGCTGATTTTTTGGGTCAGGTCGTGCTCAATCTGCTTGCGCTGAGCCGTGTTGATCTCGACTCGGAGGGCTGCTGCCTTGTCTGACTCGCCATCCAGCACCAAATTTTGGTACTCAACCTCTTTTGCAACAAAGTCAAAGTCACTCTGAAAGGTCTCGGGCTCCTTCATTTGAGATCGGAGGGCATCTAGCTCCCTCTTGTACTCCTTCAAAGTCGCGTTCTGCTGATCAAAACGATACTTGGGTATCATTTTTTGATCTTGAGTCGTCTCTTTGGGCTCTTCAGCCGCTACAACTTCCTCTGTTTCGTCTTCAGCCGCCTCTACAGGAGGTTCAGACTCCTCTGGTGCGGGCTCTGGCTCCTCTACGGCAGGCTCTTCAGCCTCCGCAACGGGCTCTTCGACCTCTTCCTCGTCCTCTTCGGGCTCTTCGACAGGCTCTTCGCCTAAGCCAAAGTTAAAATCGAGTGCTTCGTCCGCAGCGGCCTCTGGAGCGTCGGCTCCTGGCATACGATCAAATACAACTTCGTCCTTCTGCGTGTCGTCAGACATACCAATCTCCTATTGATTTATCGGTGGCCGCATATTCGGTATGTCTACCGGTTGCGGTTTTTGCTGCTTTGCAGCGGTTTGCATTGCTGTAGCAGCAATTCGGGTAGCCGCAGCAGTCTCTTGCTGCGAGCGGCGTGTTTCATTGGTGAGGTCAGACAGCTCACGACGCAGCTCTAGCTCGCGGTTCTTCATCTCAAGCTGCGACTGCAACTCGGTCATGCGTAGCTGTGGCTGTACCTCGGCAGTGTCTTGTACCTTCGCGATGTTGACGGCAGCTTCCGACTGAAGCTTGCGTACTTCGGCCTCGAGCTTGGCGATCTCCAACTGCAGTGACTGCATAGCCATCTGTTGCTGGATTGCAGCCATCTCCTGCTGCTCGGGCGTCTGCTCCACACCGGTCATCATGCGGATACGCTTGGCCAGTTCGCCTTTCTTCGCGAGGTGCGAATACTCGATGATGGCGTCGTCTGGGATAGCCACCCCAACCTGACGTAGGTTGAGCGCCTCTGCAAACTGCACTTCGTCGAACGAGTCGCGGGCAGGGGCTGTGGCAATAACAACGTCGTACTCACCCAGGGTGAGGTCGTTAATGATGCGGCCTTCGGGCGTCATCTGGTTAATCACCATCTGCTCGCGAGGCTGCATAGGATCACTATCGTTAGTGATCATGATGATGCGCTGCTCGGTGTAGAACGTCTGGATAAGCTCGAGAATACGCTCAGCCAGGTACTGGCGTGTCTTGCGCAAATTGTCGAGCGGAACCTGGATCATGATCGCGCCACGGTTCTGCTTAGCCTGGATCGCAACACCAGAGACTTCGGCGCTATCGGTGCCCAGCATCGAGTCGTTGATACCTGAGATCGCCTTGATGTTAAGCGCAGCTTTTTGGCTAATCCGATCTAAGCCGGTGGGAATCTGGTTTGGCTGAATCTTGGTCGGTGGTTGTGAACCACGGTTGTACTCAAGCACGAGCCCTGTTTCTGCGCCGTGTTCCTCGAGGTCATCAGCTTGCATTCCGACTAGTGACCCACTTTCCACGACCCATCCGCTGTTCGCGGTGGTGTTAACTATGTGGAGCTCTTGGCTCGCGATCTTATTAAGCTGCTCTTGTGGGCTAAGGAGGTTACGCACCATGCCGAAAGGGCGACCGCGCCGAAAATAAGAAAAATAAGGAACGATAGTGAAACCGTGATAAGGGCTCCAATCATCGTGTAGCACCACCTGATCGCACGTAACAGTCCAACGAACCTTGCGCTTAACTTTAGAAATAAGACTAAGGTTATATTGCTTAGCAAACTTCTTAGCTTTGGCTTCTGACCATGCTTCTGGTACATCCCGTTGATCTCCTGTATCTGGGTCTACGAAGCAGTCGACGCGGTGCATGCGTCGGTGCTGGCGTTCAATAACGCGCAAAGCTCGCACGTTTCGATATTCATCATCTCCGGGCACGTTCGCACCCAGATAATCGTCAGTGGAAGATAGATCACCAAAACGAGTTTCTTCATATTCGATCGAGTCCCGCCCGAAGCCATTGCCGTTCTCCGCGATAAACTGAAGTGCGTCTGCTTTCTTCTTGCCATATAACTCTTCGATCTCGTCCAAGGTCATCCACTTGGTTTCAAAGACCTCGTTCCACGATTCTGGGTTCGAGTCTTTGGCGTCGGGATCGATGAGGATGTCTAGTGGATCTTTGGCCGTGATTCGTACTTCACCTTCCACGTGATCTGAAAAGTCCATTCGTACGTCGAAGTAGCCTCGGCCATCGAGGATCAGACCGTCTGAGAACACCTGCTGCTCGACCCAGTCGAGCTTGTTGTTGTCAGCAATCTGCATATACAACTTGGTCAGGGTGTGTGCGACTTCGGAGTCGCCACCGCGTCGTGGTTTGAACTGCACGTCTGCACGGCGCGTGGACTGTTCTCCAAGGACCGTGTTGATCGTTGGCAGAACTGTATTAATGGTTAGGGCAGGACGACCCTCGGCCTCGAGCCGTGCTAAGTCGTTCTCGTCCCATTGATCCCCGCGATAGAAAGCGTCACATCGCTTAGCTGTTTCAATGTACTCGATGTGGCCGTTGTCACGGGCGCGGGTGTAACGATCCCACTGCGCTGAAGCTATCTCTGCTTCTTCGCCGGGGGTCAATCGCTTCTTAGGTTTGTTGTGGGTAGCCATGTCTATGCACTCATCGCAGATCGGTTGCGCTCGGGTTTAGTGAGGTATTCGAGACGGTCGCGCCAGGATGCTTCTCTCACTACAGGCGCTTGGTAGGTCGCAAACTCGGTCATCATGAGACCCAGCCACGCAAGCGCGTCGACTTGGTCGTCGTGAACACCGTTCGGGAATCTCAGTAGTTCTGCGACAAGGGGGCCGGTGAACAACGCATCACGAGGCAAGAACACCATGCCCTGTTGCATTCGACCTTGGATCGCTCTCGCACGGGCCTCTTTATCCCGTCGCCCCGTCTTGAGGTCTTTGAAGTAGGCTTCGTACAGTCCACGCTCCCTGACTCGTTTTTCAAGGAAGGGGCCCAGGGCCATTTCGATGTGGCCTTTCTCGATACCGATAATCGAGGGACGCCACGTCTCATAGAGATCTAGGATCTGCTCCACGAGTTCAAAGCCGTCGAACCGGCCTCGTACTACGTCCATCACGAACAGCTGATCGTACTCGTTGACGCCGATGACCATGCCGACCGTGTAGTCGTTCCGGTCTCGTTTACCAATGGCCAAGTCCCAGGCTGCGTAGTAACGCATCTCATCGAGGTCGATGTCGTCGGGGTCGTAGTAGCGGATCATCTCGCGGGTGAAGTAGTCACCGTCATCCGCTACAGGGTTTTGTTGATACAGCGCCGTCCAGTCCCTGGGGCCGACTGCTTTCTGTATGCGCTGGAGCGCCTCGACATCGTAGCGCTCGGGGTGGAGCGCCTCACCAGCTTCACGGAACTCTTCGTCTTCTTCAGCCAGGGCGGGGTACTTCACGACTTCCCAGTGGTCGCCGCCTTCGCTGGCGGCTTTGAGCAGTCGACCAGCTAGATCGTCATCATGCCAGCGAGTGAGAATAACAAGTACTCCACCGCCCGGAGCAAGACGTGTGTAAGCAGTACTAGTATACCAATCCCAATTAGCGTCCCGGTTGTTCTGGCTTTCAGCATCCTCTCGGTTTTTGACAGGATCGTCGATAAGAAGGATATGCGCACCTTTACCCGTGATACCGCCGCCGACACCAGCTGCAACATAGCCGCCGCCATCTGAAGTAAGCCAAGCTTCCGCAGACTGGCTGTCAGGATCGAGTCGAGTCGGGAACGCAGTCTTATAAGTCGGCTCGCGGAGAAGCTGCCGGACTTTGCGGCTAAAGCCCATTGCAAGCGAACCCGAATACGAGCAACTAATAAATTCGTGGTTAGGATTTCTACCCAGATGCCAAGCCGGGAACGCAATCGACGCCAACGTCGACTTCCCATGGCGCGGCGGCATAAATAGCATAAGACGCGGACTCTTCTTCTCAACCACGTCTTTACTGAACTGCTCCAACCGACGACAGATGTCCTTATGGACCCAGCCAGCCGAGTAATCGGGGTTAAAGCGTTCAACAAAAGGGAGTAGCCGCTTCCGAGTAAGGAAACGAAGCGCGAGTTCAGCTCTAGCTTTTTCTTCAAGGGATGCCTCCTGCTCAAGTTCTTCTTGGGTGGGGGTGTTTGGAGCGGGCAGCGCCTCGGCGTCGTCGGCCTTGCAATACACACAGACGCCGCTGCCGTCTGCGAACAACGTCTCAGGATATTGGCCTCGACAGCGGCCACACTTGCGCTTTGGTATCTCGGCGTTCAAGACCCTGTTGGCTCCAAGTACTGGTTAGATTTACCCGCGATCTCGAGGAGCTCTTCGTCAGACAGTCGCTCCATCTGTTTCGCGGACGCGTTGAGGTTGATATTGATCTGGGTAGCTTGGTCGGGGAGTCCTAGACCATGGAGCTTGACCAACGAATCGACGGTGTTCTTCATCTCGGTCGCGGTCGCTGATGCGGAGTAGGCCTCCATATACATGGTGTGCGCGTTGACCTTGGTGAACTTCACTTCTTCGCGCATCTGGTCACGGAAGTACTGTATTGCCTGCTGAACCTGAGGGTTCTTAGCTGCAGCGCTTGCAGACTGCGGAGACTTGTATCCCGCAGCGCGTCCGGCTGCCC